GTCGACCAGGGCGCCGCAGACCCCGTAGGCCAGCGCCTCGCGGAACAGGCGAGCCGCGAACACATGCAGGCTGTTGCCCTGCAGGTCAACGTCCTGGCACAGCTCGGAGACCCGCGGCGGCACTTCCTCGCCGAGCGTGATCTCGCGCGCGAATGGCTTGCCTGCCATAACGGACAGCGTGCGTCGGAACGCCGGGAACAGGGTCGAGGCGTTCAGGCGCGCGCGGTAGCTGTCGGCGTCCTCGTTCGGGAACTTCGGCAGGAAGGTCTCGCCCGCTGCACGCATGGCCGGAGTCCCGCCGAGCAGTGCGTCGACGATGGGCCACTGAGTGGCCATCGCCTCGACTTCCGGTGACTGCTGGTGGACTTCCAAGGCCAAGGCGTCGGGCTCCAGAATCGGCCCGATGGGCCAGGGTTAGAGGCGGAGGGTTTCCGAGCTCGCGCTCGACCTGCGTTGTGTGAGGCGATAGCGCGCCTCATCGGCCACGTGGTCCTCGGCGTCGCTGTCTACGTCGTCCGGATCGCGCTCGCTGCGCGGCAGGACCGGAACCGTCCTGATGAAGTGCCTGCAGGTGTCGAACACGAGCAACCCGGGCGCCTCCATTGGTACCGAGCGCGCGGCGGACAACATGCCGCGCATCTTTTCCCAGCCGTTGCGTCGGCTGCCAGGGCCCTTGTCCGCACGCTCCCACTTCACGCCGCGCCGCGCCATGTCATCAGCGATGCACACGCCGTTCTGAGTGTCGAAGATCGAGGAGTCCGCCGGCCCGGGCTTCACGCGGCCCGCAAAGCCCATCTCGGCTTCCTTCTTCACGATCTCCGAGGCGATGTCCGTGGCCAGCATCCGCAAGCCCTCGTTTGGCTTGCCGTTCCAGCCGTACCACTCGGCGATTCGGAACACCGTGCCGCGCGGCCAGCTGCGCGACGCGCCGTCCGGCATCTTTGCCTCGGTGCCGTCCGCCTCTGCCCACCATCCGACCGAAAACGGCCGGGTTGAACCCCAGTCGAACGAGCGGTCAATGCGCCAGCCGGTCGGGATCCTGAACGGTGCGAGCACATGAGCCGGCTCGCTCCACAGATCGTCGAACATGCCGCCGGCGACGATGTTCCAGTCCCCGTCCTTCATGGCCTTGACCAACGCCGGGTTGCCGAGACCATCCAGGCGGTCTGCGTAGTCCGGATCGGACTCTGCCATCGTCGGGTTGTCTGCGAGCTTCGCCTGGATGTACTGACGACGCATGCCGCCTTCAGTCTTCGGCTGCTCGATGATTTGCATCGGAGCGGCGCCGTCGATGAAGGCGGACTTGACCCAGTTGTGCCCGATGCCGCCCGGGTTCGAACCGCACAGCGCCCGGGGGAACATGCCTTGGTACTTCTTCGGGATCTTCAGGCCACCAAGCCGCAGGCGCGCCCGCAGGTAGCGGTAAATCTTCGCCGTGAAGTGCGTCAGTTCGTCGATCATCAGGACGCCGATCTGCGCGCCCTGGTACTTCGTCACGTCCTTTTCGTACTGGCAGTGGCAAAGGTGGATCTTCGAGCCGTTCCAGAACTCGATGAAGTTCTTCGACCAGTTGATCTTGACGTGTCCAGCCTCGATCCATTCGGCCAGCAGCGCCGGAAAGCCGGTGTGACCCTCCATGTGGTTCTTCGCCAGGTCGTCCGATACCCGCCGGAACAGATAGACCTGCAAGCCCGGAATGTCCGTGCACCACGCGATGGCCGCGATCCGCATGAGGTGAGACTTGCTCTTCGCCCCTCCAGATTTTCAGGCCCGGAGGGGCCAAACACCTCCCCCAGCGGCGCCACCGTACAGAACTTCGGTGGCCTCGCTGAGGAATGCCTCAGTTTGTTGCGGATGTAACGTCAGTTCCAATGCGCCTGCTCCATCGCGGGTGCGTTCGCCTGCGGCCCCGCCTTATTATTTAGTACGAGTTCCATGGAGGACCAGTTTCAACTCCGGCGTCTTGATCTCGCCGCTGTGCTCGATCTTGTCCTTGAACATGCCGAGGTGCCGGCCGATGTCGACCAGTGCTGCGCGCTTGTCGTGCAGCTTGACCTTGAGCCCGTCGCGCCCCTCGGAAATCTCGGAGATTGCCGCGGCCGTCTCGTCGTCGATCTCGTCGGCGCCGACCAGTGCGAGCCCGTGGTGAACCTCGGTCGCCCCGGCCTCGTCTGCGCCGGAGACTCGAAGTTCCGTCGCGCCCCATCGGACCACCTTCCGGATGTCCGCGAAGCCGATCTTGGCCAGCTCACGCAGCACCTTGTCCTGCGTGATCTCCGTCCTCTTCTCACGATCCTTCACGGCGGCCTCGATCGCAGCTGAGACCCCAACATTGCCCAACAGTCGCGGGCCTTGCTGCTCGGCTGTTTTCGCGCTGTACCCGGCCCGGATCGCCGCCTGCGTGGCGTTTAGATCGATCAGGTATTCGCCGACGAATCGCGCCTGCCTCGGCGTCAGGCCGCGCGCGCCTTCGTTCTTCGGCTTGGCCATCGTTGCGGCTCAGAAACGCGAAAACCCGCCGGCGTTTCCACCGATGCGGGTTTCGTAGGGACGAGCGCGCCCATCCACAGGGCGCAGTCGTTGGAGTTGTGACCCGCGATCACCGGGCCTTTGTGTGCTGCGTGCATGATTCTAGCCTCCTTGATCCATGCTGCGCAAGACCCGCCCGCGCAGGTGGTAGCGCATGCCGTCGCCCATCGTGCGATCGCTCTCGAAGAGCAGCTGCGCGATGTCCTTGGCGCGCCCGATCAACTGCACCGGCACAGCCCGCTCGATGGGCGTCGCGCCGTCGCCGTGGCAGGCCGGGCACAGGTCGTCGGACAGCACGGCCCGCCCGTCAGCCAGCGGTTCGCCCATCAGGCGCTGCCCGCGCCCCGTGCAAACCGGGCACACGCCGAAGACGGTCCAGGCGAACACCTGGTGCGCGAGCAGGCGCAGCGCCTTCGGTGTCTCGCCCCACTTGCGCTTGCGCGAGACGTTGGCCACCCGGGCGCACAGCAGCGCCTGCGCGTGCCGGTAGGCGGTCCGGTCGCCTGCGAACTTGACCCGCCACAAGGCAAGCCCGAGCGGCTCGGTACGTCCGGCCATGCCGGCGGCGGCTACGGTGTCGGCAGGCGTCATGCGCTCGAATCGGTGCGTGAGCTGGCCGCTGCTGGCCGCCATGCCGTAACGCTCGGGGTCGGTGATGCGATCGCTCAATGCACCGCTCCCATCGCCCCGTTAGCCTGCGCGAGCGCGAGCTGCGCACTGGCGAGGTTGGCCTGGGCGTCCTTGCGGGCCGACTCGGACGCGACCACGAGCAGTTGCGCCTGACCTGCTCGCTCGACCCAGCAGCAGGCGATCCAGCCAACCAGTTCTGCGCCGTCCTCGTCGAGCTGGTCCAACAACGCGCGCAGGTCGTCGGTCACAATCCATCCAGTCGGCGGCGCGGCCGCTCGCTGCGCTCCCTACGCACGAGCGTCCACGAGGCCCATGCGGCAATCGAGATCAGCAGCCAGAACACGATCAGCAGTTCCATCCCAGTCTCCTCAGTCATCAGCGGGTTCGTAGACCACATGCTGCTTCACCCGCTTGAGCAGCCCATCTTTCGTCAGATTCGACAGCGCCCAATAGACCCGCTTCCGGTCTCCGCCGACGCGTAGGGCGATGTCCTCGACCGTTCCCGGGCCGTCGTTTTCAACAGTCACCAGGACGCGCTGGACGAGGCTGTTCGGGTCGATGGTGCGGCTCATTCCATGATCTCCGCAGCCCGCACCTTCGCCGCCCCGCCTCGGATCACGTCAGAGCGCAGGATCAGCAGCACATCTACTTGGTTGTCATCGGCCCACAGCCCGCCCTGAGTGCAGGCGTCGAGGATCGCCTTCGCGCGGTTGTCGATGTCCAGTTGCGCCCTGGTCGGCGCGTGAAGCGTGATCTCCACTGCCGCACGGCCGGCGATCTTGCGGCCCTTGCGCTGCGCCAGGACGGCCATCGCAGCGCGCTCGAAGTAGGCGCGGCCATCGGCAGACAGCAGCGTTCGTGCGCTGCCGTTGATGACGACGTTGCGCCAGATCCGGTTCACGGACGGGGGCCACGGTAGGTCGAGTGCGATTGCGTCGTCACTGAGCATCATGCGGCCCTCCATCCAAGCCCATCCGGCCCACACGGCGAATCCCATGCCCGCGCAATCGAGACGGCGACGTAGCCCCACGGCCGATTGCCGACAACGCGCGGCGAAGTGCAGACTGCGGCTGCCGGCTTGATGCCATCCGGCATCAGCGTGTCAGGCGGGCGGTAGCGCACGCAGTCCTTGCACTCCCTAGCCATCGCTGCCGGCCTCGCGCTCGTAGTCGGCGCAGCGAGTGCGCGCGTCCCGGTTGTGGCGGTGGCGCCAGATGCGGCCGAGGTCGTCATGCCAGTGGCAGTAGCGACAGGAGAAGCAGTCGGTCATGCCGCCTCCTTCGGTGCGCCCTTCGCGCGGTTTGCCATGTCGATGGCTGCCATCGACACTTGCTCACCGGCCGCGTGGCGCGCGAGAATCTTGTCCGCCCATGCCCGACTAGGCCCGCGCCGTTTGAACGCGGCAGCGGCCTCGCTGATAGCCCTAGCGGCGACTTCCGGCGTGGCTTGCGGCAGCGGCAGTGCGACAGCCGGTGCATGCGCCCTGCGCTCGATGGCGCTGCGCTGGCATGCGGCCACGAATTCCGGCAGCGTCGGCGGCCATTCGCGGCCCGAGTCAATGCACGACTGCAGCGCATGGCGAAGAGTTTCAGCCTCGAAGCGCCCGAGCTGGTTGGCCCACATCGCTTTCACGGCATCGTGAGAATCGGCCGGGAACATCGCGCCGATCTTCTGCGCGCCCCATGCGGCAGCGAAGCGGGCAAACAGCGTTTCGATCCATGACATCGGCAGGCTAGACATCGATCACCTCGGCGCGATTGCGGGTCATGCCGGCCAGGGCCAGGCCAGCTTCTGCGGCAGCGGAGTGCCGAGGCGGCGATGCCCGGGCTTGCGGTCGGACGAATTCGCTGCGGACGAAGTTCCGCCACGTTGCAGGCCAGTCCGCCTTTCGACCCTTCTGCCCGGGAACGCCGGTCCAGTAGTCGCGAAACTTCTCCCGCAGAGCGGCAGCGTCCAGGTCTGGCCGCTCGCTCCTGCACCAAGCGATCTCATCGGATGCCGGGAATCCATCGGGGATGCGCGAGCCGGATGGCGAGCGATTGGCGGCCTGCTTCGCTGGCGGCGCGCTCTCTATCCTTGGAATCCGGGAAGGGGAATCAGTAAGAGGGAATCCGGAATCAGGAATCCGCCCGGCTCGTTCCGGTTCAGGTTGTGCGTCGCACTGTGCTTGCACTGTGCTTGCACTGTGCTTGTCCGGTGCTGCGCCGCATTCGCCCGGAGGCGGGATGGTACTAGGCGCTTCCTTGACGTGCGGGTTCTGGTGATTCGAGAAGGTGATGATCTGGATGAAGCGCGAGCCGGCAACCTCGTAGCGCACGATGAACCTGCGCATCTCCAGCTCGGCCAGCAACTCTTCTGCATCGCAGTCGTCATACGGAAGCGCCTCGGCCTTGATCCGCTTCGGGCGATCCTCAAGCCGGCCCTCGCGGTCAGCCATCGTCCAAAGCGCGATGAACAGCAAGCGCCCGAGCGGGTGAACC